CTAGAGATATAGAACCGATCTCACCATCTTGCACAACTAGAAACGCCTGAGTATCCGTAGTACCTGTAGCTGTTAGGTTGGGGGAAGACAGATACGTGAAGTTATCTGAACCAGAGTTTGGCTCAACGCCAGTCTGGTACTTAATGTACAAACGAGCATCTACACCTGAAGTATCCCCGTAAACTCTTATCGAGTTATCTACAGTCTCGGCTGTGATTGGCAGACCTGAAGTATTCAACGCCACCATGATGTCTGAAAGGCCAGTGCCGCCTATGGTCACGTTGGTGTAGCTTGCGGGGTCGTCCGTTGTCGTACTCACAAATATACCGTAGTCGGTACTCATCTGCGACCAGTGCGAAGAATACAGGTAAATCTCAGGAGGGTACTCATCTGGAGTGAACTCGTTCGCCAAAGGCGTACATGCTTGCGTCGGAGCCGCCAAGCCAAGCGGTCTAGTTTCCGCAGGGTAGTTTGGGCCTGATAACGCTATAGCGTTATAGGTAGCCTTCGGCGCACCGTCACCTGTGAAGAAAGTCCACTCGGACGCGTCACCCGCAATCTGCCCACGGCACACATCAACGTCTTTATTCCAGTGGAACCAGTATTGTGTGTCGGACTTGGTATCCTGCCCAAAGCGGTAGATAGTTTTAGGGACACCTGTCTTGGTGAGTGTGTGGACTGTGCTTCCCAACCCGCTTAGAGGTTGAAGACTGCCGTTAAACACAGGGCAGTTTGTAGCGACCTGCGCTTGGGAGTCCTGAAGGTATCTAGCAGGAACTTTCGGCGCTATGCCCCCAAACGATTTAATTGTCAAAACTGGCATGTGCTAACTCCTAAACACCTTAACCGATCATCGCTTTGTAAGTCTTAGGGCCAACTATCCCGTCTGGGGTCAGTCCGTTATTACCCTGCCACGCGATCACGGCTAGTTCTGTTAATTGTCCAAACCATCCGTCCGGCTCTTGGCCCACTGCAAATTGAACCTTGCGAACTTCCTCGCCCTTAGAACCCTTCTTCAAAAGAATCTTTAAGGGAGACACAAGCTCTTGGCCTGAAAGAATGTTTTGCGCCCGTAGGTAACGATTGGTTCGATCATTTATACCGTGGTAGCCACCGTTAATACGCTTAGTAGCGCCACGGATGTCTCTGTCATCGGATAATTGGTTTAGGCCATTTGCGTCCCAATACCAGAGCGCACCTTCAAGCGCACCCTTTGTAGTAAGCAGGTATTCGTTTGCGTTATCAAGAGGACGCCCAATATAGTCCGCGAACTTAGCAGTGTTGTAACGCCCAGTTACTTGGATCGCGCCCTTTCCTCTAAAACGCCATCCGTCGCCCGACGCCTCGTCACCGTTATCCATACGGTTTGCATAGACCACGTTAGCAATCTTCTCAGGCTGACGATGGTAGTCTTTAGCGTTACGGCCTGTACCTTCACCAAAGTATTTCTTCCACACTTTATTCAGTGCTTTTTCGCTGTAGTTCAGGTTTTCTTCCATCACCGTAAAGTCTAGGCACTCATGCCCACACTGCGCAAAAAACATTGCGATACGATCAGCAGACTGAATACCGTAGTTCGGGAATAACCCCCAGATAGGATCGACCCACTCTTCCCAGTCGTCGTTTCCCGGCATTAAGTTCTTAATCTGTTTCACAGTTAGCTTCATTGGTTACTTCTTTCCAAAGAATTTAGTGGCTGATCTAACGGCGAAGCTACTCGCGACGATTACCCCCAAGGTGTAGCTGTACCACTGAGGCATCTCATCCAAAGCAGCAAAACCATTCTTGACTGCTTCATCTGCCCATTCAAAGGGGAGAAATGCTAAGATCAAAGGGATCGAGAAGAGAAGAACGAGATACTCGTCTTTCCAACTTGACTGCGTCCCTTGCGCCATGATCTTTTCCCACTCCGCTTCCGAGGTCGCGGCGGATTTCATTATTGTCGCCTTGGCTTCCGCCTCGACGAGTTTCAAGTTCGCTTGAGCCGCTTGGGCTGTGGCTTTGTTCTTTAACCATCCGCCCGCCAACTCAGCTATTGGAGCGATAAGTGCTTGAAGCATTTTTTGCCTCCAGAGCGTTAAAACCAAAATAAGCAGCCGTCACACCAGAGACAGCCACGACGTAGACCGCAGCTATGTCCGCAATAAGCGAAGCCGCGTTATCGAAACCTAATACAGAGGCGACGAGAATAACTAACGGGTACAAGACCATCCCTGACAATGCGAACCAAGTCATATTACGCTGCGCGTCCCGCTTGGCGTCTTCGTCTTCCATCCGCCGTTTGCGGTCTTCCAACATGATCTCGCGTTCGTCCGGGTCTATCTTGCCATTACCGTTTAGATCATACTCATCCTTGGTCATCCTGTAACCCCTACATACGTTTACGTGTTAACACATTATGGATTTGTTTTCCATAAGTGTCTACTTTCCTTTTTTCTTACCCAAACAACGTTTTGCTGCCTTACATTTAGCAGGCATTGGGCAACCCTTACAGGGTTTGAAAGCGGGTTTCTTAGTTGTCGTTTTCTTTTTTGCGTAAGCCATTACCACTTTTCCTTGTTCGCCCAGTACGCCGCAGACATCTTACCTTTGGCGATATTCTTACCGTGGCGAGCCTTGAACGACGCACGTTTCTTTTTCATTTTGTCGGATTCACCCGCTTTTGGTTTGCCTGCGGTCTTAGCGCCCTGCTCGCCGAAGCGGATAGTTTTTACTTTATCGCCTTCTTTTGCCACAACGACATGAGACTTAGTCGGGTGGTTAGGTGTGCGTTTTGGTTTGTTGTAACCGCTCACGCCTGCCCTTGCTAACCTTGGGTCTTTTTTGCTTTCAGCCATTTTTGTAGATACCTCTCTGCTACCTTTCTGTGGTGGGTGATGATGAGTAGCATCCCTCTCTCATCATAAACTGCGTACTTTTTGCCCCGTTCTACCACCGCCCCTGATTGTGTCCGATCAACCATATAATTGCCGCCATCATCCCCACACCAGACACAGCCGCTAATATCCCTGCGGTCCACTCCAGTACGGCGTTCTTTAGTTCTTCTTTGCGGTAAAGTTCTTCTTTGCGCTGCTTGCGCATCTTCGCCTCAATCGACAAGACTTCTTCCCATGCGCTTGGACCGTACACAAAGCTGATATGGTTTTTTATCTCTTTGCGCATTTCTTCCATTTTGCGCTTCTGCGCGAATATCTGGAGGGCTGTTTCCTCATCGGAGCCTTTGAATGCATACCACGGAGGATTCTTACTTTTCTCCTCTGCGTAAGCAAAATCTGAAAATGCCTTACCCCACTGGGAAAGTTGTCCAGTCATGTCTTGGAGGTCACGACCTACAGATACGCCGTGTTTGATGGCATTGAACGCGGAAGTCGCGAGGCCAACTGCTGTAATAGGATCAATCATGCGTACCTCAATTTAGCGGGGCAGTAATCTTGTGGGTTTGTGCGGTAAACCCTATCGAAGAAACTGTCTGGCCTTGAGCCGCAGTTGTAAAAGCAGGCTTTATATAGAAACAAATCCCCTGCTACCATCACATGCCCGTATGTTATGAGAACGAGCAGGCACATGACTTATTTTCTGTTTTCGACTAAACGATCCAGTTTGGCGTCCAGTCCTTCTAGTCTATCCAAGACCCTGTTTATGTCGGCATGTACCTCGGCTTTGGTAACATACTCTTTCGCCATCTCCTCACGGGTGCGGTTGAGTAAAATAGTAACGCGCTGTAGCTCGAGGTGCAGCACGCGCCAGTTCCACGCGATCAAACCGACCACGACAGAGATTAAAAAGTTCCAAGCCATAACCATATCAGGGGCCATTGGTCACCTCATACTCAAGTTGAAGCCAATGATGATACGATCTTGGCCTGAGTTATTTTCCACTGAAGTATGAGGTAAGTAGCCGGGAAATAAGACAATCTTACCTGTGTTAACTTCAAACGTTTCTCTTGTTTGCGGCTCAAAAGACTGGTTGTTTGTAACGGGGATCATTGCAGTCTTTGTCATCCATGCAGGGTCACGGAAAGTAAGACCGCCTGCACCGGGTTCAGCTTTCACGTAGAAAGACCCACTATACAAAGCATTAGCGTGGTTATGCTCGGGGATGTACCCGCCTTCGGGGTAAATAGACAGCCACATTGTCTCCAAAATGACATTCCTAGAAACATCATCATGGTAGTGGGACAGCATGGTGCGGGACGCACCTAAGATAGCATCAGCTACAGGATGCCATTTAGCGTCTGCAAATAATCTATTATTGTTGCCGAAAGATGTTATACCGTACTGCTTTTTGATCTCAGCTACAGCACTGCGTTCTTGCTCGTCCCACTTTTTAGAAACAAGCAAAGGATTTTCACACGTATCAGCAAACTCATACGCCAGCTTGCACGCAAGGTCAGTAACCGCAGTGTCGGTGACATTGGCGGAAAATACGTGGGTTGGGAAAAGTGCGTGTGCCCGCGCCTCGCTAACCGCCATATGCCTAACCTTTCTACATGCAGTTGAGGGGCCGAAGCCCCCCTACTTTCATTACGCCGCAGCCCATTCGTCGTGAGTCTGGACTTCTCCGCTAAACGCCATGACTTCTTCAGTTGTCATAGTCGCAGGTAAGTCGCGTAGATACTGACGGTATCCTGCATAGGATGTTTGAGCCGCCTCATCCAACCCACTGTCGAGGAACTGTGTACGATCAGTTTCTGCTAGCGCTGCATTACGCGCCGTACGAACAGCGTTCAGAGCGATTGTTTCTTCTGGTGTTTCAGGTGTCATAATCTCTACTCCTATTAGCTTGCTACAACTGTCTCGTCAGCGCCCGCATGGGGTGCTTGATTTGGGTAACTGCCCCCGATCAACAGACGGGCACCGCCTGCGGCACCGCGACAGAAGTTTGAGTTGCTGTTAACAGATGTACCGCCACCTGCTGCTCCGCCGCCGTAGGCACCGCCTTCACCGTGGTAGATAGTGTAGCTTGACAAACCTGTGTCTTCGCCGCCTTGAGAGCTTTCACTAGAGTTGTTGTTCGAGCCGCCATCGAAGCCGCCGGAACCGCCTTTACCCTCATACAACTGACCGCTTGAGTAGCTGTAGAAGCTGTTGCCGCCGTTATTACCGCGTCCAGTACCGCTACGGCCTTCACCGTAAAGACCGACTCCGCCGCCTCCGGCAAACGCGTAAGTTGAGGAATCATAACCAGTTCCTCCGCCGCCTGCGCCGCCTGTACCGTTTACAGAGCTGTTGTAGGTGTTGTTGGTGTTACCTGTAGTACCGTAGTAACCGTTACCACCGTTACCTGTGTAGCCGCCTGCACCGCCGCCACCGCCGTAACCGTTGTTGGAGACAAGACCACCGCGACCGCTGTCGATGTTGCCCGGTTGGATTGCTCCAGCTTTTGGGTTACCGTAGCTAGTGTTGCGTGATGTGCCGCTGTACTGCCCGCCTTGCGCACGGAAAAGTTCGCCACGCGTGCTTGAGGTTAGAATACAGTCGCGACCGTGGTTTTGGTTCGAAGTGCGGGTAGGCACGCTAACTGTCAAAATCTCGCCCGGTGTTACAGCGAAGTTGGCCCAAGCAAGAGCGCCGCCACCGCCGCCTGAGTTAGCCCATTGATATCCGCCACCGCCGCCTGAGCCTACAAGAACTGCGGCCATATTATACACGCCACTCGGTACTGTGTAATTGCTTTCGATGCTTGTGTTTAGATTGGTGGAATTGTGACCCATGGTGTAGGTACGCCCGATCCTTTTAGCGATCGATTCACCAGCTGAACTACCGAAACCTGTCCAAACATGTGTACCAGAGATGCCAGCGCCAGAGTAGTACCAAGCCTCGCCTGTATTAGTGTTGAACCACAATTGTCCAACTGCGCTACCGGCAGTGGTGGTAGTAGGGTTACTTGTGTTCAGTGCGGGCGCGAGAGACGCCAGAGTTGTGTTTAGGCTTGTTTCGTAGGTACCTAGTTGGTCTGAAACGTAAGAATTTACCTGACTAATGGCGGTCGCCATGTCCTGCATGTCGTAGACACTAGAAAACGCTTCTAGTGATTTTGTAAGGAGAAGAAGTTCCTTCTCCGCTAGTCCGCTAGCATTATTCAGTTTTGTCTGAAGTGTGCTAGTAAAGGTTGAAATGTCGATACTCATTTTAGAACACCTCTGCTAAGATTAAGACTTCATTGTCGTCGATTTTGCCGTTCAACGTTTCGGAGTCGATTGAATCCGCCAACGCTTGGGCTTGGGCTTGTGCAGCTTCCGCTGCGGTTTGAGCTGACTGCGCCGCATTCTTGTAATTGTTTGCATTGGTCTCGCTCGTTGCCGCATTGGTTTCTGATGTGGCAGCTGCACTAGCGCTCGCGGCACTCTGAGAGGCGGAGTTTGCTGATTGGGCTGCACTGTTGGAGCTTGCTGACGCGCTGCTCGCGGCGGCGTTTTTAGAACTAAGAGCGCTTGAGGCGCTGCCTGCGGCAGATAACTGCGCTGCTTCGGCGTCTAGTTCACTTGCACGCGCTGCGTTTTTACTCGTCAACGCGCTGTTCATATAGCTGTTTGCGTTCTGCATGTGGCTATATGCATTCGACTCGCTAGTTGCTGCCGCAGATTGACTTGCTGCCGCCGCCTGAGAACTTGCCAACGCGTTAGCAGCTTCAGTCGTAGCGATTGTTTCTGGAGCAACCCAGCTTGAACCATTGTAGAACCGCAGCGTGTTAGTGCTTGAGTTCCAGTAAATGTCACCTGAATTTAGGGCGTCACCGTCGTTGTCTGTTGTTGGGTCAGAAGTTTTAGAGCCTAGGTACTGATCGCCAAACTGATCGAACACGCTCTCAGTTGTTGACTGTGCTAGCTCCGCCGCTGCTTGGGCCGCTTCTGCCGCTGCCTGTGCTGTTTGAGCTTGTGTTCGTGCAGTCTGAGCAGCGCTTCTTTGGTTAGAAGCCCCTAGCTCGCTGTACTCAGCGTTTTGCTGCGCTGTCTCTGCTGCCGCTTGAGCCGCTTGAGATGCATCACGCGCTGTCTCTGACGCAGCCTGTGCTGTTTCAGAATGCCCTTGCGCCACCTCGGACAAGTTCTGAGCAACTTCCGCTAGGTTCTGTGCAGTTTGGGCTGCGCTTTCGCTGTTTGCCGCCGCAGTTTCGCTCGCCGCCGCTGCCGCTTGACTTGCTGCCGCTGCCGCTTCACTTGCCGCTGCGTTTAGTTTGTAAGTCTCAGCCAAGTCGCGGGCTGCTTCCGCAAGCGCTCGTTGGTTGTTAGCGATTAAGACTTCCGCTTGGATTTCGTCGAGAGCAACGTTGTCGATGACCGACTCGATAGCCTTACTGATAAGCAGTAGTTCTTTGGTGTCGGTCGCGTTATTCAGCTTATCCTGAATGGTCGCTCTAAAAATTTCAAAACTTAGTGCCATGTCAGATTCCTACCAAAGCCAGAATTTCAGCGTCGTCGATTTCTTGAGCATCGCGTAACGCAGCAGAACCCAGTTCCAAGTTGGACCGGGCTGCGCTTTTGTCTGTAAGTTCTGACAAGTTACTTGTACGTTCTAGCTTCTCGCTGTTGAGATTAGTGAAGTTGGAGTCAACTTCGGCATTAGTAAGAGGTCGCTCAAGAGCTTGTCTTAATGTTAAATCTGCCATGACGCCTCCTTCACTAAAACTCTACAGTGCTTACGCGTTAGAAATCGTAACGGTCCAGTTAACAGTCATGCTGTCGCCCGGCTGTTTGTTCACAACTGGGAATACTGTACGGCAAAGCATTGTACCTGCTGTCGCGTCGTTAAAGATACCTGACTCAGTTACAGCACCTGTACCAACACCCGGATCGAATGTTGCAACGTAAGTGATTGTGTTACCAGTAACCTCTGTAGATGTTAGTCCTACACGGCTTCCCGCAATCTCTGACTCAAGCGTGATATCGCCTAGGTCTGCGGCTGTTGTACCTTCGCCCAAGCTCATGTGAGACATGACGGCGTCAGTACCTTCTTTCATGCGAGAAACAATGAAGTTCAAGCCTGTGCTTACCGCAAGGTTTTTGAACTCATAGACTTCATTTTCGCCTGTGGCTTTTTTTAGTAAGATGGTCAACTCACCCTTAGAGCCGACATTTGATTTATGTAACATTAGGGACTCCTATGTAATTTCACGCCCAACTCCAACGAAAGGTTCGGCAAAGTAACTGCTGTCGCAGTAATCTGTCATCACGACGTAGCCGCTATTCTGCAAACTTACAGCTTCAGTCGACTCTCGTCTTAGCGTTAAAGTATGGGCCTCATTAGCAAGCCCGCATGTGTCACTAAGCCGTTTATATGTTAACGCGTAAACAGTTTCAGCACAAGTACCATAATCCGCAATAGATTTCCAGTTGTTTGTGGTTCTTATGTCTTCTAACGCGCCAACGTCTTCTTGTGATGGAATACCCTCGTAAGGGAAGTAGTACACCAGTGCATCATCCGGTGCGAGCAAGCCATCCTCGCGGAACTTAGCCAGAGAAATAGCAAGGTGGTCTGTAACCCCAAGATGGTCAGCTATCGGCTTAATCATCTCAAAGGTAGCAGGGTCAGTCAGCGAAGTGTCATCCTGAGTAGGCTTCGAAATGTCAGAAGCCACGGCCTCAGACAAAGTACCTTCGTCTTGTAACGGTTTAACGTTCTCAACAGTTGTCTGCTCGGAAGTAGACGCACTGTCTTGCTTCGCCAGTTGGACATGGGACGTCTGGTCGTCGTCGACGTTTGTTTCGCCTAGGAAGTCATCTGTTGCACCCAGATCGTCGTTAACATCTTTTACAAACGCAGAAGTAAGTTCGTCTTGGGTAGCAGTGTTATCTTGTCTCGGGGTTTGCAACCCAAGCGTCGTTTCCTCTGAAATCAGGGAGGGGTCTTCCAAAGGTTTAACGACTGCTTGGGTTACCTCTTCCGCCGTTGAAGTATTATCCTCGGCGGCTTTACCTACTTGATACTCTAAGACATCATCTGTGGTAGTTGCGTCTTCTCGGGGCTTCGTAAGATCGTACGGCGCATCATCAACTACTTGGCCTTCATCGAAACGCGGCTTTGTAGAACTGTAGGTAGTAGTCTCGTCTAGTTTAGGTCTATCGTGTAAAGGCTTAACAACAATGGCAACTTGGTCGTCGTCGATGTTCGCGTCACCCAAAAAGTCGTCGGTCGCGCCTAAGTCTTCTTTTACGTCTTTGGTAAACGCAGAAGTAATGTAATCGTCGAATACGCTGAAGTCGGCGCGTGCTGCCAAGAAAGACACGACTGCTTCGTCTAAGCCTGCAACCTGTTCGTCAGATAGTTTTGAGAACTCGTAGACTGCTTTCTCAACTAGGCCCGCAACGTCGATAGAAGGTTTGTTAACATCAGAAGTCTGCTCATCTACCACGCCTGCATCGCTATCAGTGACGTTGACGTTCTTGTCAAAGTCCATTGTCTGGTCGTCGTCAGGGTTAGCATCGCCGTAGAAATCGTCTGTCACACCAATGTGGTCAAAGAAGACTTTGATGATGTTTACTGTAGTTTCTTCGGAAGTGAGCGGCTCGTCTGCGGCAACTTTTTTAACGTAAGCGGTTGTAGCGTCCCCAGCATACGCAAGGTCATCGCCACGGTTCTTAGTTACATGCGCTGTCTGAACATCGTCGGTCTCAGTATCGTCAGACGTAGGCTTAGTTAGGTGGGAAGTGTACTCGTCGTCTGATGTATAAGGGTCATCAATCGGGCGCTTAAAGTTCCGTACTAACTCTTCTTCAGTAGTCGCTTCTATAGGATCGTTGACGTTCTTCTCGAAATCAATCGTGTCATCGTCTGCCGCAGTCGCACGCTCGTAGCGTGGCTTAACCACGTAAGCGACCTGATCGTCGTCGATGTTCGCGTCACCGTAGAAATCGTCTGTAGCTCCAAGGCTGTCTTGAATGTCTTTAACGATCTGGAAGTGGTAGTATTCGCTTGTAAATGACTCATCAGTCGCTGCTTTTTTAACGAACGCAATCGTAGAGTCGCCAGCGTAAGCAAGCTCGTCACCTAGCCCTTTGGTGAAGATGTACTCGAGAACATCGGGAGATAGAATGTCTTCGAAGCGAACTGGGTGCTTGCCAACGAAATCTTCTTCCGTGTCAGCAACTATGTAGAAGTATTCAGTCTCGCTAACAGGAACGTCGTAGGTGATGAGGACGTTTTCCTCAAGCACCTTATCGTCTGTCTGTACCGTAGGTACAAGAAACTGTACTTGTACAGACGCTCTAATCATCAGAAGTCTTCCCGAACCTTAAACTTCAGTACGTCGTAAACTGTGTGTTTACCACCATCTACGTCTTCAATTTCTATCTCGCCTGCGTACACGCCCGCTGGGATGTCTAGGTCGCCCGGACGCCAAACAAACTGACAACGACCGCCCGGGCCGGGAACGTCGTAGGGAGGAGACAAATCTTCTGTACCGTCTTCTTTAATACGACCCGCGATTTGGTAGCCAATCAACGTGAACAGTATTTCTGTTGAGCCTAACTCTTTGAAAAACAAACGAACAGTTGAGTCCGTCAAATCCTTTGGCTCTCCGGTAGTTTCATCTGTGAGGTTAACTAAGACGTTTGGCTTAGTATCACCTTGGACAAGTTTAATCTTAGCCGCCACGGTTAATTCCTCTCCTTGCTACACTGTCGAAACCTACATTTGCTACACGCAGGTTCACGCGACGATAATCTTTCGCCTTTGCTATATCTGCATCTGCGGTGAAGAGGCTTCTGTAATACATGGCAGACTCTGGATTAGACCATTCCTTGCCCGGAATAGCAGCTAGTCGAGAGATCGCACCATAAGCGATACAGCGCCCGTGGTTGTTCCAAATCCACTCTTCGATGTCTTTAGCGTCCAAAGAGGTTTTGAGGATACCTACGCCCTTAAAACGGTAGTTAGTGTTAGGTGTAGGGAACAAACGCACAGAGTCATTCTGGTACATTGAGTAGTACATTGGGCGTGAAGTTGTGTCTAAAATGGCACTGTTCATGTGTTTGTCAGTAACCTTCTTTAGCTCAACTCCATCCAATGAAAGATACAGCACGTCGTGTAGAACCGCACCGCGAGGAACGTCGATCTCGTAGTCAGGTTCGTTACGGGCAGTAATGTCTAGGTCAATGTCGAAACGCCACACTTCGCTGCGTTCAAGGAACTCGGCAGCAGCTTCTTGCAGGTGCGCGGTAATAACAACTTCAGGGCAACCGGGAAGGTGCGGTTGCACATATGGATAAAAAACATCCCAGTCTTTGTTTGCCATGTTATGTCACCGTACTTGCTGCGGTAGGTGCCACTGCGGCGTCCACCTGAGTTTTCGTGCCTAGAGCAGAATTAAACGCATTGTACGCTGCAACTGCTCGCGCTTCATTTGTCCCAAACTCGGCATCCTTAGAGTAAGCACGGTACAGAACCCAGTCGATGATCGGAGACATGTAGATGTCATCCACTTTAATCACATCTGTATTTGGCCCTGTCGGGTCTAGCTCCGCCTCAGTCAGCGAGTGAGAACTTGGTGTATCCGCGTAGACAACTTCCAATACTGCTTCTTCCGACGCAGGCGGGTACACAAAAAATTCTTTGGGCTGGCGGGCATCATAGGTGTAGTGCTGAATATTGATTGTCTCAGCTTCCGAATGCCACGTTGGCCTTTGATCGTCCAAAACACTACGCGAAACAATGCGAATAACCTTCTTGTTAGAGGTCGGTGCAAGGTTTCGCGTGATGTCCAGAATACGCAGAGCGGATGAGAACTGCGCAGTTAAACTCTGACGAGTTCCTGCCGCGCAAGTAAACTCACCCGTCTTAGCGTTTGCATCGGGACGCATTAATGTGATCGCAAGATACGATTCATTTATCCATGTTTGCAGCTCTTCACGGGGCCAACGGACTCCGGTGTCTTGCAAAATAGACTCAACGCGTCTGATGATGTCGATAACTTTAACTGTCGCCATCTACCCATGCCTCATTTACATCAGGCGTACTAGGATCGTCGCCTTTTAGAGTACCGTCTGAGTTACGCGCACGAACGCGCTTCTTAGCGGGAGCTTTCTTTTTTAAGAAAGTCTTCTTTGCTTTTGGTGCAGGAGTAGGTTCTTCGATTGGCTTAACGTCAGCCGCTAGAGCTTGGCCTTGTTCTGTAAGAACCCACTCTTTGCCACTGACTTGCGCTACGACGATAGCCTCGCCCTTAATACGAACAATAGCTCGGTTCGAGACGAGTTTCGCGCCAAGTGCGCTGATAGTTTCTAACGTTCCCATAACAACCTCCTGTTAGTGTAGAGAGGGGGCCGAAGCCCCCCCGCTAGGTCAGTTGTTACGCTGCGCCTACTAGGGCAGTTACTAGAGCTTCTGGCTTGATGACCTTGCGACCATATACTGCCAAGCCGCGAACGATGTCGCCGAAGTCAGTTTGGTTGCGTAGAGGCTCAGTTTTGCTGATTTGTGAAGCAAACGCACAAGACGCTTTAGTACCAGCAACCATCATGCGACGGTTCTTAGCACCTGCTGAAGCTGCGCCGTCGGCAGTTGCGCCCAAGCCTGAAACCATGCCTAGGTCCGCGCCACCTTTTGGAAGCAAGTTAGACACGTATACTTCGAAGCGATCCAACATGCCGATCTTACCTGTACGGATTGTGCTTGATGCATCACCTGTGAAGTAAGCCTGTGCAATGTCTGTTTGCATTAGAAGCTGACGGTCGTATGGAGTGATGATCAACCAACGGCCTTCTTCAGGAACGTTTTGCTCGTCCAAAGCTGCTGACATGCGAAGGATCGCTTTCAGAACTTCACCCGGAGTTGCTTGGTCGATTGGAGCCGCGTCAGTACCTAGGTTGTACTCACCAGACAATGCGCCTGCTGTGTCACCTGAGTTAGCTGCTGCTGCGCCGTTGTTCACGAACCACTCATAGAAACAATCGTTTTCGATTGCGATTTTAAGTTGCTTCGCCGCGTCGTCAGTGAACATGTTCATTAGGTCCATGTCCGCTTGGTGCGCCAACACGTCGTTGACTTGTACGCTGAAGTATTTGCCTTTGTCGATCTGCATGTCTGTGTAGACTGGTGCAGGAACTTCAGAAGCAAGAGTTGTACCCGCGCCCGCGTAATCGTTGATTGTGATTGACGGTGCAGTACGGATGCGAATTGTGTCACCCTGATTTTTGATCTCGCCTTCCCAATCGGTGTTGGCAATCTCTGTCATCATTGTGTTCGCGTAGAACTTCGCGTTTAGTTTGTTTGACCACAGTTGTGGAATGAAACCGCCTGAGTAAGACGGATTTGTGGCGAAATCGCCGTTTACTGGAAATACAGCAGCCATTTTTGGCCTCCTAAGTTAAGTTGGTTTTTAACAGCTGCTTCTCTTTCTGTTAACGCGTTAGCAGTTTAGCGCACGCGCCCTTCGAGATAGGCAGTTGTTATTTCAGCTTCAAGTTTAGCCGCTTCGTCGTGCATATTCCGTTTCATCAGTGTGCGAACCTTGGTCCAAGCATCTCCAATCTCTCGCTCTGAGTAGATTTTAGATTCTTTTCCAACGCTCTTCGTGTTCACGGAGTTCGCTGAACGATTTGGCGCAACCTGCTTTTCAAGTTCGTTCTGCCGAGTCTGACGATCAGTTGATTCGACGGGAGCTAGAGTATCCTTAAACAGCTTTACATAATGTGCCACTGCTTCAGCATCTCCGGCCTGAAACGCCTTCATCGCCTGTTCTCTGCGTGGGCCACGGATCATAGGATCGAACTCGTTTAGCCACGCAATCCAACGCTCATCGTTGTCGATCTGGTCAAAGTCAGGGACCAACTGGGTCAGTCTCTGAGCAAAGCTCATCTCGCCAATCCGACCATCAGTGTTTTGCAGTTTGTCCTGCAACGCCTTGATGATCTTATCCTGCTGCTCTAATCGCCCCTCGTATTCTTGAGAGACTTCTTTTGCAACACGACGTTGAACGTCAATCAGTTCCTCGCCAAATTCCTCTCGGTCGGCATCGGTCACATAACTGATTTTCTCCTTCGCCTTTGTCGAATCGGGTTCGGCCTTCTCGGCGGCTAGTTTACTTAGCTCGTCGATCTTTGCTGTCAGTTCGCGTACTTGCTGGTGCAAGCGTGGAACTTCTGCGTCGTACTTACCCCGTAGAGTTTTGTACTTCTGTTCGAACTCGTCCGCTACATCCGTCGGTGACGTATCAGCTGGCTTCGCTTCTTCAGGTTCAGTTGCTTCTTCTGCTTCGACTGGTACTTCTGCCTCGGTATCCGTCGGGACTTCAGAAAGTTCGGGCTTCTTAGCTTTCTCTTTCTTGCCTTCCTTCGGGGCTGTCAGCGTTTTCTCTAGTTCTTCGACTTCCGCAAGCTGTGCCTGCACCTGTTTTGGCAATGCCATTCTCTTCTCCTTAAAGCACCAACTCTGTTCCTAGCGTCCCGTGGGTATGCTGTTCCCGTTATGGTGTGCCTTCGGTTAACGCGCGTAAGCGCTTCTATCTACCTTCGGCGACTCTTCAACCGCCGTCAGTATATCTTGTAGTGCTTCGGCTCGGCCTTGCAGACGGTGGACTTGGACCATGTCGGCTGCGTGTACGAGCTTCTGCTTGGCGGATTCAAGCTCCGCCTCAATCAATCTCAAAAATGCTTCGGTTCCCGGCTCTCTGAGCCTCGTAAGCGCCTTTACGGCCTGTGACTCAGCATTGTTGAGATCAATCATGTCTTCAAATTATCTTATACATGTTAACGTGTCAACAAGTGCATACATTAACGTCCGTTTGGACGCTGTGCCATGAGGCTGTCTTGTCGACCCCCCATCTCAGTGCCGTCCTCTTGGAGGTTTGCTGCTTCTTGCATCGCTTGTTGCTGCATCATCATTTGCTGCTGGGCCATAGCCTGCTGCTTTTCAATGTCTTCACGACTCGGGACCAAGCGGTCGACATTCGTGTTGAGATTGCTTGCCAAGTCTCGCATAAGCTCTGCCGTACCCGCTGGACCAACAATTTGTTGCGCCACAGGGCTTTCCAGTACAAGACGGAGGAACTCATTCTTACGGACAGCTTCAGCTTCTTTGACGACCAATGACATCGCGCCTTTTGCCACAATTTGTACATCACCAATCAACTCCGGATCATCGCTGTAGCGCAAGTTGCGTTGGTACTGACGCTCTAGCATTGGGGTCAGAACATCGTGATCTACGTTACCGATCACCTGCTTAATACTCTTGCCTGCGTTTGAAATCAGCATAGAAAGACCAGACGAGGTACGACCTGCGCCCGGAACGTGCTGACCAGTCATATAACGCGGTATGCCTGAAACTTCGTCGGCAAGAGCCATAAACTTATCGAACACACCCATTAGCTCGGCTGCGTTTGAATTTGGTTGGTAGAAAGAAATGGGCGGAGAAGAATCTCCGTACTCCGACTGCTTAAACTGCCAAATCTTCCAAGGGTACATCTGAGTGATGTCTTCCCCGTTTGGTAGACGGCTGATATTAACGCCGACCTGTGGACCGGAGGAGATACCCATGTTGTTAGCTAACGCTCGAGCGGCGGCGTTACACATATTCTGGGCATCGATACAAAGGTCGGCTACTCCGTTCCCGTCGACTCTGCCCGGAACCTTCTCGAACGAAGTAATGTAATAAGGTTTGCGTCCTAGAGGATCGTAGTTCAGCACCGCTTTGATTACGATGTTATCCACCATCCAGACTTCGCAAGGGTAAGACTTCTGCGGGTCTTCGATCTCTGACTCATCCATACCCCATTCGATTAGGAGCGTGCCGGGAATTGAATCCCAAAGCTGGATCGCCGCGATCACGTCGTTGTGAGCGTTGTCGTAGTCTTTGTCTGTGACCTCTTCCATCTCACTGATGTCGTGGTCTAGCCAATCGAACCCTGTTGAGCCAAAGTCAGCAAGTAGGCTGCGAACCGCAGCTTCGTCGTACCCGTCTACGCCCAACATCGCCTCAACGTCTTCGCGAGTTAAGTGGTGTAGCTCTAGGACAGGCATATTCTGAATGTCGTCGCCCCAAGGTGCCCAGAAGAACTTGTATGGGTCAACGCGTTCCCACTCGTCACGGAGTACGTCTACAGCAGCAAGACCGCCGTTTACATACTTCATCGCCTTACGTTTACGTGGGATTGGGCCTTTCATTACCGCGAACGGGAATGTCGCAAGATCGTTAGTGAACTCGAACAGCGCCTTTGTGTAGCCGCCTTCGGTCAACTGATCTTCCATTTTCTGTTCCATACGCTCGACACGCTTCTCAGCCTCGAACTTCATAGCCCGCATCGCAGTATCTTTCATACCGGACGCTAGCTGCTTGAGGTCGATTGGGTCGATAGGGCCGTTGCCCTGCGCGTAATACTCTTGGAGGTTCATCTGCATAATGCGCTGCAAGTTCTGCTGCACATCCGGTGGTACCTCTGGAATGGGTGTTGCGTTAATAGACCAAGGTTTGTCTACGCCTGTGCCTAGAAGTGTATCGCGCAACCATGCAGTAGCTGTACGACACTTACTGCTGACAATACCCATAAAGATTTCCGAGCCGCCTTGGTCACGGATTTCCGCAAGTTTGCTTGGTTCATATTCCATATTCCTTGCGCGGACGCATTTGGACAGACGGTCGTCGATCTCCAATCGTTTGTGGTCACGCATTATTTCCCAACGTCGTCTGACGTGGGATGCTAAACCTTGGATCATTGGAGTGGCCTGCTTTTCAGCAGACGCGCGTTGCGCCGCAGCCTCTAGGTCAGAGGCACGGGCCACAGGGATAAGACCGGAACCTATTGCCATTATATGCTATCTCACATGTGATATGAGGACCACAATAGCCTCAATGTGTTAACAGGTCAACACGTTAAGTCCAACCTCTTGAGGAGACACGGACCACCTCTCGGCGTTCATCAGCAAAGTTATACCCACCAAATAACTCGCCTCCGTCGGCGTGTAGACACAAATACTGGAACGCATCGGCAATGTCAGACCAAGGGTGAGACTTCTCAGGACTTTCGTCCCGCACACCTTTCGTGTTGATTTTATACCGATATTTCCCCGCAAGAGCTTGTATCAACTCTGTCGAGTCTTCAGGATCGAAGACAACGCCGTATTTACCATCAACAACCCTCGTCAAAAAGTTATCAACGGCAGAGAGGCGTGCAGCAACAGAGTTTGTCTTAGCTGCTTTTACAAAGAAACCTTCGTTCCTCCATATATCAGCGACGGTCCTCTCATCGGTCTGGACCCTCTGAAACGCTGCGGGGTCGATTATAACAATAGATCGCCGTCCGGGGAACTTGTTTGTCAGAAGAGGTTTTACCTTCTCCCGAACGAAACGCAGTGCGCCCATGCCGTCGGAGATCAGACTGTCATAGATGACTAAGCGACCGTCGTACGCAACTTGGCCTATCACAGCCGCCGGAGTAAGCCCTGCGTCTACGCCGATGATGAGCGGGTCATCGGAGTATATCGGTCGTATGGAGCTTTTCGCTACGTGGTTAGCACGGTCAAAGGAACGAAATACCGGCTGGCCCGAGAGCGATTTACCGAACTTCGCGTTGATATAGACGTCGATCCAATCTTCAGTCTTACCTTGCGCAAGATTGTCATAGTAATCATCAGGAAGGAAACGCGTCCAATCAGCTTCGGGACTCAACCCCGACGGCTGGATAGTCACATGTACGTTGGAGGGAGGTTCAGTAAGCAACTGTTCCCAAAAGGTATCTTGGTCTGGGGGGTTTGTCATACCCCAAATGTGAGCGTTCGACCGACCATCATCGGCAACACAACCCACGCTGTTCATCATCTTATCAGGGTAACGACCCACACGGCCCTGCGCAGCGTTATAGATGTCAGGGTGAATCTCTCTGAACTCGTCAAATATGATGAAACTCGCCTGTAGCGACAATAATCGCCTTACGTCGTTTGCATCATCAAGACCACGGAACAACACCTCGCATTCGATGTCTCCCACTTTTATGACGAATTTGTACTCAGTCTTGAGGAACGACCCCATTACCCCGTCAGGAATCCATTTAAGGAAGTCGGGTATCGAAGTATCCCGTAACTGTTCACGCGTGTTACGAACCCAAATACATCTTGAGCGCCGCATACCATCTTTACACGGGGCCATCTGCGCCGCGTGATGCAGGATTTTCATAATACCTGCGGTCGTCTTAGTCGATCCAACTGGTCCAACAGCCAACGAAACAAACTTTTCAGAATAGAAGAAATCATCAAGTGACTCGATAACTTCAAAGTTTATCTCATGTGCCATCTTCTAGCGCCTGTGCTGAACCTTCGATGGTGATTGCATCATCTTGATCCTTGGCGCGTGTAATGTTTATGACCACTTGAGGGCCATTTCCACTTACTTCCGCTTTGGTATCCGGTTCCAGCTTGCCGAGCTTATTCAGCATCTTCTGGAACTCAATCCGGGCCATCGGGTTGATTGTTGGGTTTTGCATCGTTCTGAACAAGTTGTCGAGGTTAACCGCGCCCAGCATACGGGCAAAGGTCTCCATTTTGGACGGGTCTTCCTCAATCGCAAGCATATCCGCCGGAGACAAGATAGACTTATCCGCCAGATCAGGACTTATAGCTTTATATACGTGGTTGCTCATCTCTACACGGTAACTCGTTAACACTATTCTGTCAAGATTACTCATATGAAGCTGAATAACACGTACCCGCAGGTTTTCATTAATTTGTTAACGTGTTAACTTCTTCGCAACTTGAATACAATACGGACACCTAGCCAGTGCCGCGAAAATCAGCAGAAGGCCGCAAAGCCTACAACAAAGAATATAGCAAACGCTGGTACGCCAAGAATAAAGAAAAGCAGAAGGCCAGAGCCGCCGCAAACCGCAAAAGGCAGTACCAAGAGTGGGTTGAATACAAAGCATCGCGCGAATGTTCTGTATGTGGTGCCTCGCACCCTGCGATCATAGATTTTCACCACATTATCCGTAAAGACAAACAATCCGTTAACGTATTAGTGAAGAACGGACGTTTCGGAGCAGCCTACAAAGAGGCTGAGACCAAATGCATACCTATATGCGCCAACTGCCACCGGAAGCACCACTGGGAAGAACGGCGCAAAACTCCCCCTAAAGACCGCGACTGATCTGTGCGCATTTATTTGCGCAACAATTAACTGAGCAAGTCTTTGTTATTTTAAAAAGGGTCAAATTTTGGGTTGCTCTATACGCAATACATAAGGGCTGGGGCGGGGGCCACCCCCCCTCGGTCCCTACCCCCATCTGTTTACGTCGCGCCATTGTTGAGAGATTAAAAGCCCTCAGGCTTAGGCGGGAATTAAGGTATCTCTCCGGCAGACACTCCGAGGTGTTGACGTCTTTTATCGCGCGTTTGTGCGGTCGAAGTAGCGGGCACCTTCTGGCAATGATTAACCGTAGGCGAGTCGAGAGGCGTTAGGTGCGGGATGTGAGTTGGGGTCGTTAGTAGAGCGGACGGGATAGGTGTGACTTATGTATGCGGTCACTGAGTCAAGCACCTTATGAAAGTCGAGCGCGCAGCAGGCGTGATTAATCGACACCTCACCGGTGATTAGGTTCACGCGGCAGCGCTAATAATCCTGAAGGGGATTATACATTAAGCATTCACTCGAGTGTTTAATGCCCTAATCCCTTAAATCTTTGGAGGCTTATCATGCTTACTCTTAAACAACTTAACCAGAAAATCGCTGGTATCCGTCGCACTACTGCGGCACTTCGTGAAAACATCCACGTTGTATTGTGCAACGCTGCGGGTCATGCGTACGAACACGGCGACGTGACGCCACTCGCTAATCTATTCGAGGCCACATCAGGTGTAAACCGCAAGCGTATCGCTGCTTGGGTGCGTGACAATGGTTTCGCCATGCTGCAAAAGGATGGATCATTCAAACTCAATAAGCAAATGCGTAAAGAGGCGGACTTCACCGACGGTGATGCGGTCGTCGAATATCTCACCAACGAAGTACCTGCTTGGTACGTGGATGAGGAAAGTGCTGCTCAAATCGTTAAAGAGTTGGACGCAGTTCAACGTATCAAATCCTTAACAGCTCAAATCGCCAAAGAAGGCGCGGTCGTCAAGAATGTGGACTTCGCGGCATACCGCCAAGCAATGGAAGACTTAGATGCTGCTATCCGCCAACACGCATAAAAACCATGTGTGGGGTGCTTGCACCCCATGCACCCACCAATAAGACAGAAAAGTTTTGTCTTGTTCGTTGTCTTAATAGCAGAAAATGCCAAGTGACTGTTTTTATTAATAGAAATAGATAGATTAAGACAATAAGACAATAAGACAAAGAAAAAGAGAGAGATGTAAGTTTGCTGAGTGTGTGTTGCGTCGGTGTAAATCGCGAGCATGTTTGGCATCCCCCACATCTCATTCTCTGAGCCTGTCTTAATGTCTTAATACTGTAAAATCAAACACTTACAAGCAAGACACTGTCTTAATAGCTTTGTCTTAATACCACTTTGTCTTGTTCAAACCCCAAATAACAGGTGTTCCAATGAAAAATCACTCAGTGCGTGACGCTGTAGGCGGCGTCATAGGTTGCATCATATTCTCAGCGTTCTTCGTGTTCGTGATCGTCAACTGGCTGCTTGGATGCGGCGAGGTGTTCCACGGAGCGAACGGTCAACTCATTCACGGTGAGTGCATGTCGTTCTACCAGATGTTCTTAGGCGGATGACATGGACGTTCTTTACGAGGTGCGCCGTGTAGGTAAGCACTATCAAATCATTCACCTGCGAAGTGGCTACGCCGTCGAGCGTGGCATCAAATATAAGTCGTATGCTGATGCGCTATGCGCACGGTTCAATCAATGTATCTGAATAAGGAGTTATTCACATGGGCCAACCCACGATCAATGTCGTCGTCAAAAACCAATACGGTAGCGATGCGCTTTATCCTGCTTGCGAAACGTCAAAGTTCTTTTGCGAGTTGGCAGGTAAGAAAACCCTAACACTCCAAATGGTCACAACGATCAAAGAACACGGTTACCGTGTGATGGTGCAACCAACTATGGCGGTAGAGTTATGACACGTAAGAAACTAGACCCGCTTGGGGAAAAGATGATCGCGTTCGGCAGCGATGGTAAATCTAGCGTAGCTGTTGAGTTCCACGTCACTACTAAGGGTGTGTACTTTTACATCACATCAACAGATGAGAAAGCGCAGATGGTCAGTGTGAAGTTAACCGCTGACGACATGCGTAATCTGCGTGGAGTTATCAACAACTGCTTGCGCTGTGAGACAGAGTTAAGTGGTCGCGAGGTACCAACGCGCAGCGTCGGTGGACTGCACAGTAGGTATAGGTAATCACATGAATATATTTGTTCTCGACATGGACCCCACCGAGGCGGCGATAGCACAGTGTGACAAGCACGTTGTTAAGATGCCGTTAGAGTGCGCCCAGATGTTATCCACCGTACACCATATCTATGACAGTGATCGCGTAGATGAGGTGTATAAAGCAACCCACCGCCACCACCCTTGCACAGTATGGGCGGCAACTTCACGTAATAACTACTACTGGCTGTACGATCACTTCGAAGGATTGTCCCAAGAATTCCGTTATAGATACGGTAACACTCACAAGTCTTGGTTCAAGTTGCGCGACACGCTGCGACACCCACCCGACACGCTCAAAGCAGTCGGACTAACGTCATTCGCTCAGGCTATGCCCGACGAATACAAATGTGACGACGCCGTCGTTGCATACCAACGGTTCTACAAATCAGAGAAGAAATCCTTTCTGACGTATAGCAAACGCTTGCCTCCAGATTGGCTCGACGATCCACGAACCTATTAACGTGTTGACACCTTATGTGTTTACATGTAACCATATGAAACCACTTGCGCACGTATGTGCATACAAGGAGCTAAAAACCATGCCAAGTATTTCTCAGATCGCTGACACTGTCACTGCGATGTTCCGCAATTCCCCCAAAGTTGTACCTATGATCCACGGTGCGCCCGGGATGGGTAAGTCGGAAGTATGTCTCCAGATCGCCGAGCGTCTGGACATCCCCAAAGATCGTGTGCTTGTAGTACACATCAATAATCACGACGTCGTTGACTTCACTGGTGTGCCCAGTGTGACCGACGGATACACGCGTTTCAATCCAACCGAGATATTCGCCAAGTTCCGCAAAGGTACTGGTAAAGGTCTTATTATCTTGGAGGAACTCGCACAGTCCACGACTCATCACCAGACGTGGGCAGCAGGCTTCACGCTAGAGCGTGCGACTACATCGTTCGAACTAGATGACGACGTGTGCATCATTGCTACAGGTAACCGCGCTGAAGACCGTGCGGGTGCTAAACCACTACTCGCTCACTTGAATGATCGTATGTATCACTTCGATGCTGAGACATCGCTCGACGATTGGTGCGAGTGGGCAATGGACAACGGTGTCAATGCAATGGGTATCGCGTTCTTACGTCTACGCCCCAACTTGCTCAATGACTTTGACCCTAACAGACGCAGCAACCCAACGCAGCGTTCGTGGACTAAGTTGTTCAAAGAAGTACCTGACGACTTGCCGACTGATCTGTACATGATGGCAGCAGAGGGTAAGGTCGGCGAAGGTGCAGCAGCCGAGTGGGTCGCAGCGCGTGACATGATGCAGAAAATGCCAAGCATCGACGCTATTCGCTTACACCCTAAAAACGCAGAAGTCCCGAAAGAACCTGCGGTGCAGTATGCAGTAGCCACAGCGCTTTCAATGTCGACGTCTGTCGACGCGTTCGAGCGTGATATCGACTACATCAGTCGTATGCCTAAAGAGTTTCAGATGGTCTACGTCACTGATGCAATTCGCCTACATCCACAACTTCAAACCACTAAGTTCTTTATCAATTGGGCGATCAACAACAAAGACATCTTTATGGGAGGTAACTAATGACCCAGATAAAAATAGAAAAGAATGTTCCAATGCCTGACGAACACTCAGGTGTAGGTCGCGCCAAGTCCCCCGAGCGCATTGCTATGGAAACAATGGATATCGGCGATAGCTTCGTGACCACATTACATAAACGCAAAATGGTGGGATCAACTTCCCTGCTTATCAATCGTAAGTTCACAACCCGCAAGATCGGGGACAATCAATACCGTGTATGGAGAATATCATAATGAACATGCAAGATCGTTTACGCGCTGCACTACAAGCAGCAGAAGCCGAGGCCAACAAAACACTGGAGATCACTGGTGATAAGTTGGTCGATGATATCTTGGAAGGATGGGAAGTAGAAGCGTCCGTCGCAGGTACATCAGAAGAACCGAATACGACGACGGAATCACCCGTCGTTGAAGAGCCTGTCGTTGAGGTGAGCGAAATCACTGAGCCACACGACGACGGCTCAACGCAACAACCTGTTAACACGTTAACTCCACAGACAATCCAGATCAAGAACTTGGATGAGAAAGCGGTGTTAGTCTCTGTCAAGCGAAGAATGTACAACCCATACAAACATGATGCCGAGGCAACAGCAGAGTACGGCGTGGGTAACACGAACAAGCACTTGTTCGAGGGTCGTGACAATCGCGTCAAAGCAGCACTGAGTAAGTACACCGAGGTCTACGGTTACGTCAAAGATCAGACTGTGCCTTGGTCTACAGGTGTAGAGATGTTGAACATGACAAACTACATGGACTTCACCTCTGGACTGCGCGAGAAGATTGCCGCCGCCGACGCTGCGGTACGCGATCTAGTCAACAACTGGGACTTTGAGGTCCAGAAAGATATTCAACGCATCAAAGACATATGCTTGCGTAAGGGTATCCCTGACCGCTCCAATCCCAACGACTACCCTGAAGCGCACGAAGTGGAGGCACGGTTCGGTATTGAGGTACGTTACATTCCAGTACCCAAGGTCAACGACTTCGATCCACGTCTTGGTCTGAGTGATGCCGACAAAGCGTCGTTACAGCAGCAGCTCGATGATGCATCGACGAACGCAACTCGTCACGTTCTTACTCAGATGATTGAACCAATGCAACGCGCCGTCGAGAAGCTCCGGGTAAACATCGGCGACGACGGTAGCATATTCCGTGACAGTCTTATCGACAACATGGTCGACGTTGCTGACCGCATGAACCGTGTCAATCTCAGTGACGATCCCAAGATCACCAACGCGATCCGAGACTTGCAGTCTTTGGTTGGTACATACGCCAACAACAAAGACATGCTGCGTTCTACTCAGTCTATCCGTGAGAAAGCAGTAACGCAGATCGACGATCTAATGAGCAAGATGCAAGGTCTGGTCTGATGACCGCCGCTATCAAGTTTGTTTGTAACGAGTGCGGAGCAGACGACAGTATACACACCCTAGCATACGTCCGTTGGAACCAAACCAAACAAGACTGGGAGTTCGATGAACTTTGGGATTCCAGTCTACGGTGTTCTTGCGGTCGCGACGATAACTTCCGCGAGGAACCTGTCACTGACCTGAAAGTGGCAGCACAACATGCAATCCGACAATTAACAAGGAGTTAATCACATGAACGCCCCACTACAGCACACTGCACTTGATGAGTTGCAACGCAAGGTAGGCAAGGCCAAGTCACTACTAATACTTGACCACCCATTCTTCGGAACCGCTTGCTCCAAGCGTCCGATCATCTATTCGACGTCCATACCAACTGCGTGTATGTCTGCCACTGGTCAGATGACACTTAATCCAGATTGGTGTGCGAACCTGA